ATACTCAATCTGGTAAACAATCAACTCCTTGATGTCGTCACTGAAAACCTCTATTACGACAACGACAATAATCTGATACTCGACAACAACAACAATCCATACTACACAGGCCAATCTTAATGGGTACACACCACCATCGGCTGTGATGTTAGTAGGGACCGCAACATTCCCGAGTTCAATGTTTTTGTCCTCAACGAGGAGGTTCGTTGTATTTATGATTGTAGTCGTACCGTTAATTGTGAGATCACCCGTGAGTGTGAGATTGGCGAAGGTCGGATTACCACTCGCACGTAAGTCTTGCCCAAACTCCATCGCCGTTCCACCAGCATTACCTTGAAAAACAAGTCCTGCACTGATGGAGGATGGCGTATCGAGGAGTTTCGTTATTTGATTGAGTGAAATCCCACTCTCAACCCAATCAATATTCGTTAAATTCTTCGCGATATAGAGTTTCTCAACGATAGAATCCCAATACAGTTCACCGATGATACCCGGTGTGACGATACCGGTCGGACTCCCGGCGCTCACCGCTGTTCGTGCGATATGGAGTTCTGTCCCAACTGCCTGGCTGTGGTGTGTACCCATTAAGATTGGCCTGTGTAGTATGGATTGTTGTTGTTGTCGAGTATCAGATTATTGTCGTTGTCGTAATAGAGGTTTTCAGTGACGACATCAAGGAGTTGATTGTTTACCAGATTGAGTATCGCCGGATCAGAAAGTCCGTATGCAAGTCCTATAGCCATGCTTTCCTCATGTCTCGTTGCACGTCACAACCAGTCTGTAGTGCGTGGCCACCGTCAGCCCCGAGGGGACGGCCTGGACCCTCACGGTATTCGCCGCCCAGCTTACCGTCGCATATGCCATCACGTCGATCACACCACTGGGTATGCTCTCGAACACTGGCACGCTGTTGATGGCCTGGATGGTGATGGTGATCGTCCCGGCCCCCGGTGTCGCCGGCGCGACGCCCTGGTCGTCCGCGAAGAACTGGAGACCCGCGAAGCAGTGCGGGTGTTTGGTGTCAATCTGATCCAGATCGATCGTCACGCCGACAGCGACGATGTCGCTCTTGATTAGGGTGAAACGTTTATTCTCTATTACGGTCGCCATCAGCCTAAGAACCCCCTCGGTACCTGCCCTGAGAAGAACGAGACCGGCGAGACCATCGAGACGTTGGACAGCGTGTTGACGGACGTCACGCGGCTGTTATGCGTTCCGTCGACCTGGCCGATGCCGGCCCCCGTGCCGGCCAGGGCCCACAGCCCGCTGGTGAAGTTGCCCGAGGACGAGGTGCCCCGCACCTGGAGTTTGCCGTCGATGTAGAGGGCGATCTTGCCGTTGCCCGGCGATATCGCCAGGGCGACCCAGAGCCTGCGGCCGACCGCGGGCGTGAAGGTGACGTCGACGCCGTCCGTACCGTTGTTGCCGGCGAAGGCGAAGAGCGCGCCCGCGCTCATCGTGATGCCGGCGCCCTGGACTGTACTGCCGATCTCGAATATGACACCCGCCGCGGCCGCCGCGGTGACGTCGATCTCTGCCACGATGGTGTACAGGGTGTTCCTCGTCGGCCACAGCGCGCTCGAGTGAGCCGCCGGCGTCAGCGGGAGGAACAGGGTGCGGAACATGCCCTTCATCACGTCGTTGAGCGACAGGCGCCGCTGGCGGGCATGGTAGAGCGTGACCTGCTCCTCGGTCGTGAACTCCTTGAGGGTCTGCAGCCTCGGGCCGGAAGACCTGCCGCCGGATTTTGCCATTACTGCGAATGAAATCTGGTCTGCCCCGCCGTCCATCAGTGCCGCGCTTCGCAAATCGCCGTCTATGTCATCGGTGAAGGTCCCGGTCGTGTCGACGAACGTGATGCTGCTGCTAGCGTTTTGGGCTTGATTCGCCGACGAGCTCTTGAGATGCTGGTTTTCACTCCCGACAGTGATGTTGGTCATGACCACGAACACCCCTGCACCGGGGTTGACGTTCGTGGTCAATGTGGCGTTGTCCAGGTTGTTCGTCGCGCCAAACTTGTTCGTCGCGCTGGCGTCACTGGAGATGTTACCGCTCCCGTTCCAGTTGTTCGTACCAGTATTTTTTCCATCAGCAAAATCGGCAAAGGCCTCATTGGTGTCGCCGGATATGTTCGCCATCGAGATCACATTGTCGCAGTTGAATGTGACCGTCGCACCCGCCACGTTCGTCGTGATATCGAGGCCGCCGGTTGATGCTTGGTCATCAACATTGCCACCCGTGAGGTTCCCGCAATTGATGATACTGACATTTTTAATATTGAAGGTGGCGGTGTCAGTGATGCCCATAAAACAGTGGGCTCCGCTGCGGCTAAAATTCTGGAACATGCAGTTGTGCACATTCACGGTCGCGTTGATGTTCGTGCAGTGGATACCGTCCTGTTGGAAGGGGGCAACTCCTTGTCCACGCCCAATACATAAACAAGACTCCATGGTCTGGTTGGTGGTACTCGCTCTTAAACATTCATTTGATGTGGCCGTTCCCGGATGAATCTCAAGATGCTCCACTACAAAATGATTTGCTCCTGCACTAATGATAGTTTGACCTGCATCACTAGGCTTAAGAATTGCACCAGTACCTGATACCCCCTTCGCACGGTTCGCCGCGCTGACACTCAGCACCATGTTGAATGAGGCCGTCGTGGTGATGCTCGTGAAGGTGAGATGTTCATCATAGGTGGCGGTATCCTGAATCTGACCGACCTGCTGCTGGGTCAATGTCGTATTGTTGTGGGTATTAATCCACGCCTGAGCGGACGTGAAATCACCTCCACCCGCCTGAATAATTGATTCAGTAGCCACTATATTTCAGACTCCAGTTTATTCGTCTTGATATTCCTGGCCAACGACTTCATCTGGCCCTTCGTCACACGGGGGGCCCCGTCAGGATCCGTGATCGCTCCTGCATTGAAGAGCCGGCCCATCTCGATGAGTACGCGTCGGGGTTTGATGAGTTCTCTGTCCCCCGTATCATGCGCCTTGATGATCGCTGGCAGTTCGGTCCACTGCTCGAGGTAGTGCTGCACCTCGAACACCGTCGCATCTACCCGGATACTGCGGTGGACCCCAGGGAATTTGCTGGGATTCCGGCCTTCGCGCACCCACTGGCGCTGGCATTCCCTCCTACCCCAGACTGCAGGCGAGGGTTTTATATCCACGACCTCGCCGAAATTCGGGTGCCCCGGTTTGTCTACAATAAGCAATTCGACTGACATGTTTACACCGCCCCTATTGAGTTGAGGGATAACTCGGTCGCTGTGTGCCGAACCCGCGCTTCCTCGCCATAGATTCGTCGAGCTTCGAGCCCTTGACCGGGAGGATGTCATGAATCTTGAGTCCTTGGAGCACTTCGTTCCTGCGTAGCATCTTCGCCCGTCGCAGATCCCGTTGCGATTCAATGTACTGAATGATCGCCATCTGACCGGCCTTGGGATCAGGCTTCTCTTCCAAATAAGGGTAGACCTGCGCCATGGCTTTCTGCACCTCAGTCATCCTGACTTCGAGAGCCTCTTTGTCCACACGCAGAGTCTCAAAATAACAGTGTAATGCCCGATATCTTTCTAGGGCCTCCTCCTTGCTTATCCCGGTAATCGCGGGGGCGACCGTGGGCGGCGCGGGCGCGGAGAGATCCGGGACGTCGCCCTTCTTGGCCTCTGTCTCGGCCTCGGTCGGACCTGGAGCCGCGTCGACCTCCAGCTCTGTGCCCACGTCTAATTCTTCAGCCTTGTTGGGGTCTGGGATTACTGTGTCCACATCTAACTCTTCTTCATTCCCCGAATCTGAGTCCATTTGGGTTTCTGTCGGGCCCTGTTCCATTGTCTACCTCCGAATTCATTGGGTTTGAGATTGCTGCCCGTTTTTAAGTCGGGTTCAAGACAGATCGTCGATGTCTGTTGCGGCCTCTACGGCCTCCGGTTTGTTGCGTCGCAGGATATCGAATATGCCCTCGGAATTCGCCGCCTTGGCGATAGTGTGCACCCCGGAACCCTCGGTCGTGATCGTGGCGATCACGCCCGCCGGCGATCCGGTCTTTAGGGCGACGGTATTCGTGTCGACTACGGTTACCCAGTAGTCCTGCAATAGCGCCAACCCGCCTGGCAGTGTTCCCGCAGTCGTGAGGCGATACGCGCCCTCCCCTTCCGATATCCCGTGTGAGGCGGCTGTGAGATTGTTGCTTGTGACGCCGCCCGTGAGGGTCGCGTTGCCCCACGAGCCATTGGTGAGTGTCTCCGTCGTCGCGAGGGAATTCCCTGCAGTGCCGGCAAGTTTGGCCGTCGCATCCATCGTGTCACCCGCACCTGCCGCAGCGGTCACAGTGGGATGCAGCGTTGTCGAGGTCGCGTAAGTCGTCCCCGCCCCGGCGCCTAGCGTGATCGCGGCGATGAGGTTGTCGATCGAGTTCGTCGCGGCCGCGCCGATCAGGACGTTGCCGTCGACATCGGTCAGCGTAGTCTGGAAGGTGTAGGTCTTAGCATCAATGACGACCGTCTCGTTGTTGAGTGGCTGTCCGGTCAACGTGAGGATACCAGTCGCCTCCCTCGCCACGGTCACGAATGTGTCTGATGTCACCGACCCTATCAGGCGTGTCGACTGAGCGCCGAGCCAAGCCAGTAGTTTCTTCGAACGTGGGAGACGGGAAAAGGCCCGCCGCCTCACGTACCGCATCTGCGTTCTTTTGACAGTTGTAACAGCCATTGTTGATCTCCCGTGATCCTAAGAGTAGAAGGAATTGCGGCGGCGCACCACAATTAGCGCGCCGCCGTCAGACCGTTAGGACTCGGTCGTGATCAGCCGGGCGATCTTGATCTGCTTTCGTTCCGGGAACCGCCGCGACCAGCTGCCTGCGTGGGTCATAGTATTGGCGACCGGGGTCTGAATGGAGCCGTTGTCCGGTCCGCCGGACGGGATGGTGCCCGCGATAAATGCGTGTCCAACCGGATGCATACTCCACTTGACGCGCGAATGCAGCACCTCTTGACCTCCCCCGTTGGCCGCATCCTCGTGGCGCGTGGTCGCGGTCGGCACCTTGGGAGATGACACGCCGAGTGCCATCGAGGTGCGACCAAAGAGCCACGTCTCGAAATCGCCGGCCGTCAGGCCGCCAGCCACGCCGTTTGGCAATCCGTCGTCCACGATCACCTCACGCCCGAGGAAGGTCGGGATCTGGATCTCACCCCGCGCGTCCGGAATGAAGTCGATCAGGTTGTTCTTCTGCATCCTGTTGAACACCACGGAGTGCACCATGACTGCCACGAGGTCCTCCTGCGAATCGCCCATGGTGACTGCGGCATCTAAGAATGCCTCTGCAGAGAAGTTCGTGACTCCATCCGCAAAGGTACCAGAGATGTCGTTGGTCATGTCATTTGCCACATGAGTATCCGAGCCGGATGGCGCGGCCTCGTTGTCATTAAAGAGGCCGACCATCGTGGCGACAAAAATCGCTTGCAGCCGGCGTGTCCAATAGAACGCGACGCGACCTGCGATGGCCCCCATAGGATCTTTGCCGGCCAAGTCGGCTGTCAGATCGGCGGAGCTCCAAGACTGGTTGCGATTCAATCGCACTGCGATCTCCTGACTAGTCAGGATCTTCTGAGGCAAGGCCTCGACCGCATGTGTGCCAATGTAAATATTCGAAGGTGCGTCAGTCGACACGCGGTCGACATCATTGTCCAGGTCGCGGAACGACGGGACGTTGAACGTCAGACCACCGCCATCGAGCAGTTGGTCGAGCAGCGCGCTCCGGGTGATGACACCCGACTGCACAAGCCGCGCTTTCTCTTCTGTGAGCTGTTGAACGTAGGGAGTGAAGACTTCGGGGACGATAACATCTGTGATTTGAGTAACGGGTCCTGTTGCCATGGGAGATCCTCCTTGTAAGTAATGATCTTAGCTTGGAGCGACCCCATGATCGTCCGCACTGGGTTGACTGTGACTGGCGTCACGCCCATGCGTGCTTGAATTATTGATACGATCTGATGTTTCTTAGCGTCTCACCTCCTTCGGTGGTTGGGTAGCGTTCAGCGTACTGCCGGCCGCCTTCGCGTACTGCTCGGCCTTTTCGACGCCCTGTTCGCGGATGATCTTGCCGCGTTCCGTGAGATTCCAGTGCTCCTTGGTCCACGGGTTGTTTCCGTTGAGACCCGGCATAGAGCCCTTGCCGCCGCCCGCACCCGCGCCCTGCGAGTTAGGGAACCAGTGCGGCTTGTTTGGCGCGACCTCTGCGAAATATGAATCTGGGTCAAGACCCGGAGTGATGCCAATGTTATCCCGCGTGACGACCCGATTTTTACCATCTACATCAACGACTTCGAAGATCCCGCCGGACAGCGCGAGGACGTCGTCGACTGCGGTAGGGACGACCTTGGCCTTGGTGGCCGCCGTCCGCACATGGTCGCTGATAATGCCCTTCGTGATGGTAGTCTGCAGGCCATCAGCCAGCTTTGTCTTCTCAGTCAGAGCCTCCTGGGCGGTCTTGAGTTCGCGCTGGAGAGGACCGGTAGTAACCTTGAGCCGAGCTTCTACTAGTGTGTTGATTTTTTCCTCGTCTGGTCTGCCACCGGCCTCGACCTGCGCCTCGAGCTCCACAATCTTCTCGTCCAACTTCGATATCTCGTCAGGTGTGCGGCTACCGAAGGCGTCCATCTTGGCCTTCATGGCAGTCATCTCCGCCCGCACCTTAGTATTCGCGGTCGTCAGTCGGTGGACGTCGCCGTCGGTCACGATGCCATCAATCTTAGTGAGCATCCACTCGCCCTGGCGCTCCTCGAACAGTTCCTTGTGCGCCTCGGGTATCTCTTCCTCGGTCGCGTACTTTGCTCTGATATTCGGCATGTCGGGGTTCCTCCTGATTGATAGGTGTCGGGGTGTATTAGTCCAGATTATAACGCTAGAGGGTTATACTTGTAAACCCGCCTTCCGGAAGGCCTCCGGCTGGCGCCTCCGGAGTTCCGGAATTGTCAGCTCGCGGCCCTGTGGTGTGACAAACTTATCAAGTTCAAGACCACCGCGCCTGAACAGCCGGGCCTTGGTCACGCCCATGTTCTCGTTCTGGAATGCGACGGTCTGCTTCCTGAGGAACACCTGGTAGGTCTCAGTCGCCGGCACTGGACCGACGAGCCGCCCAACAGCCGCGCGCCTTTCATCACCCCTCAGACCTTCAAGAGCCTGCTCGGTGACCGCATTCGCCGGCCTAGTCCCAGCTTGCGCGCCCGCGACGGCGGGCACCCGGATGGACCGGCAGTTGAAGTGGACCGGTGGCACCGGTCCTGTCCCGACCGGGAACGTCCGCCCGTCCAGCGAGCTGCAGATCCTGGTTGTCCGGCTGTCCAGTGTCGCCACGTAGAGTTCGAGGGGGATCAGTTCTTTGTTAGCCAGATAGAGCGCCTGCTTCGCCTGATTGACGACGTGGGTCACCGCGGTGCTGGCAATGCCCTGCGCCGCCCGCCTGGTGATGCCTTGAGTCCCGGTGTCCGGATTCCTGACTGTGCCGAAGATCCTCTGGCCGATAGCGGCCGATGGTTCGCCCAGCGCGAGACCGGTGCGGACCGCGTCTGACATGCGCCGACGATCTCCAGTCTCAAGTTGTTGCATCCACTGTCTGAGGAGTTTGCCCTGGAAGGGGCGGCTGAGAACGGCGGAGCGGAGCGTATTCGAGTCGGGAAGATTCAGGCTAACAATGACGGGGAGATTTGCGGTGATTGCACCACTGACAAATTGGGTCTCAAGGATGGCCAGTTCCAACAGCTCGTCGCGAGTCAGTTTGCGGAGGTTGTCGTAAGCCGGGCGCAGGATCCTCCTGATTGACCGGTCCATGGCCCTCAACCGCTCTGTGGTCATCTTCCCGAACCGGACCCGCGGCGCCGCGAGCACGCCTAGGCGCTGGTCGAGGTCCCGACGCAGTTCGACCTCAACGGACTGTAATAGACGTCGCATCCGGAGTCCAAGCCCTGATGCGAGGCGCACGGTGGCCATCTGCCTCCTCACGAGCTCGTCTCTGATGTCCTCGTTCGCAGTGGCCACGTACTACTCACTCAATATCGTATGCAACAGATGTAGACGCGATACGTACGTTTTCGTTTTTTGTTTGTCCGGCGGTGTCCAGTCTTTCACATTTTTGATCAATTCGTGACGACGCTTCACTTCCCCTGTGTACGTACCCAATTCCTGATGCGCCTTCGCGATAACGTCGGTGCACGAGTGGAACAGGCTCGCAGCCCACTCGTTGACCGGGTAATTGTCGGTCGCCCCCGGAACAGCCATCATTCCTAGGGAACCTTGGACTTCCTCCAATTTTCTCAACAGTTGTTCAACAATTGATCGTTCATTCATGTCTATCTCCCTTCACGCCGCAGTCGGGTTTCTTCCTCTTCACGTTTTATCCTGGCCTCTTCCTCTTCATTCTCCCGTTCCTCTTCCTCGCGAAGCCGCGCCTCTTCTTCAGGATCACGAGCGGGATCGCCAGCCCTCGCGAGCGGCGTAATTGGTTCCTCCTCACTGATAAGCTGCATCTCTGCGTCAAAGTCCAGCTCGGTGATATCCTTCTGCTTCATCCAGGCGTGGATTGTCTGAAGGCTGATCGGTCCGCCCCCAGCCTTGGCGGTCATCAGCGCGATGAAGTCCTGTCCGATCGATTCGTCCTCGATGAAGTCCATGTTCGGTATGACCGACACCTCGTCCGGGTTTGCGCCTTTCCACACGGCGGCGGCCTTGAGCGCGGTCTCGAGGCCCAGGGCCCCAGTCTCTACAACGGTCATGATAGTAGCGGTTCTGGCCGCGACCCTGATCTTCAGGCTCTCCGCGGCTTCCCTGCCGCTGCCGGCCTTCGCGCTGGATAAAAGGTTGGCCCCGAGCTCGGCGGAGCGGTTGCGGTCGTTCTGGAGTGCCTCCCGCTGTTCCCTCAGCCCCGTCGAGTTAACACCAATATACTTCGCGTCAGCGCCCATTGGCAGCGAGAGGATTGCCCCGGCACCCACGAGCTTCCTGGCGGACTTCCCATCCTCGCCGACCGCGGTGTCGCCCATGGTCACGAGCGTATCCTGGCCCTGCATGAAAAGAGAATGCCGATAGTCGGCCTCACCGCGGTAGATGGTCACGGAGAGGGTAGCGAGCCCTAGTATGGGGATCTGGTCGGGGTCCGGACTCAGGTCGATCGACCCGACGAACACGAAGGGAATCTCATCGAGGGTGCGGCCGCCAAGGTTTGGGATGATGGCATTCTTTGGGGTGTCGTCACTGCTCACGCCGGTCTGACGGTTGGCGCCCTCGCGCTCTTCGTGGTTGCTCTCAGGCACTACGAGTTGTGATCGGTACACCGCGTCAGTCCCGGGCGGCAAAGGCACGCCCTGCACGGTCTGACCCTCCTCGGGGGTCGCGAGTTCCAACACGAGGAACTTCTTAAGTTGCTGCCAGGTGAACCGGTCACGTCGCTCGTCGGACGTCTCGTTGAGGACGATGAGGTCCGGGACCAGACGTCCATCCTTGCGCCTAGACGTGTCCCAATTGATGATGGTCTCAGCCGTGTAGAATGCAATAAGTGGCGTGACGTTCTGCCCGCCGTCAGGCACGTCCACCAAGAGGCCGACCCTCCCGGTCATCAACTGCTCCTCGTTCATCCGCCTGAGCAGCACCATCAGTGACTCGCCGTCGAGCGTGGCGCTCTCCCGCATCGGCTCTAGGGCCGCAGGGAGCTTAATCTCGGCCGGCTTGCGGTGCATCACGCCCACCAGGGCGTTCACCGCGGGCTTCACTAGATCTGGGAAGACGGCGCGCATCAGATAAGCTTCGTACATTTTGGAGCCCTCTGAGTTGGCGTCAGTCATGCCCATCTCGCGCATGCCCGATGTGGCCGGCAAGTACTTCTGTATGATGCGCGCATGTCTATACGATCTTTAATGTGTTTCTATGGGAGAATACCATGCCACAAGCCTCGGGAGTAGAAAGCCTTCACCCCAAGTATGTCGACATCATCCCGGACTGGAGGACCGTCCGCGACGCTCACAAGGGCGAACGACATATCAAGTCTCTCAAACAGAAGTACTTGCCGGCCACATCGGGCATGCGCGAGATGGGCATGACTGACGCCAACTCAGAGGGCTCCAAAATGTACGAAGCTTATCTGATGCGCGCCGTCTTCCCAGATCTA